GGCTGATGCTCACTTCAGGGGGCTCGATGCCGAGATACGCGCCGGCTAAATCGAAAGCCTTTTGAAGGGTTTGTTCGAGGTCAAGGCTGACCGAGGCCAGCATTGAGTTGGTGTCGACGCGGTCGAGGCGGCGGGCGTCGGCAGACTCGGCAACAAATTTCTGCTGGCTCAGAGTGCTGATGCCGAGCGTGGCCATTTGTTGCTGCAGTTCCTTGATTTCGTTGCTTTGTGCTTCGAAAGCGCTAGACGCGGGCTCCACGTAATAGACCTTGTTGCCTGGGGCAGTGGCCATTGCGTAGTTCACGCTGACCGACATGTCCTTGGTCTGGTCGTCCCAGCCTTCAAGGACAAGCATCGGCTGAGATGCGATGTGGAGGCTGTGGATTAGGTCGGCTTGGCGTTGGAAATGGGCGAGGTTGAGGTATGCAATGTCGATCAGCGGCGGGCGGCTGATCAGGTTGTCCACCTTGTTGGAGTAGGTGGTAACCAGTGGGATCTGGTTCAGGCTGTAGGTGCCAGCATCGACCAGTTCGTAGTCGCCGCTTTGGGCGTTGGGTTCCAGGAAGCCGGGGCCGAGGGGTTTGATGGCTTGCTTTTGGCGGTAGACCTCGTAGCGGCCGGGCTCGATGACACGGATTTGTTCGTAGGTTTTTTCGCCGAAGCGGCCCTCGGGCACAATCGCTTTTTCGTAGATGCGGACCTGCGTCAACGTGCCGTAGGCCGCGTCGCGGTCGAGGCGCCAGCCGTAGATGTTGTAAGGGTCGATTTCGACCCAGTACGGGCGGCGGCCCAGGGCGCGTTCTTCGGCCAGGCTGCGGATTTCGGTCTGGGCTGGATAATCGACCAGCGTGTGGGCTTGGCCGTAGGTCAGGCTGCAGATCAATAGGCGGCGGGCATACTCGTCCAAATCCGAACCCTGGCCGTCAACGTCGCGGGCGAATACTTCGCGCCAGTACGGGTCGCCTTCAAGGGCGATGGGTTTGCGCAGGATCAAGCCTGCAGCAGCTCGAATCAAGCGTTGCGTGTAAGGAGAAAAGACAGCCCGGTTGACCCGGCTCATGTATGCCCGGTAGTCCTCTCGGGGTTCCAGGGGGAGGAAGGCTTCGCTGTTCTCGCGTAGGTATTCGGTGCCGCGTGTCACGGCTTTCATGATTTCCCAGCCCTTCATCATGTCCAGCACTGCAGCAGTGCGGATAAATGGGCTGTCGCCGCCGTTTTGATACGTCGTGGCGACGATGTGGGTGGGGAATTGGCCGGGTACTGAGTAGGTCATTTAGTCACCATTTGGTGCGATCCGCCCAGTAAGCGGCTGACATCTTTCCTTTCTTGATGTTAGCTGCGTGCCTTGCCTTAAATGCTTCGCGGCGTTTGCGGTCGGCCTCAGACTCTCCAGTCCGTTTGGGCGAACCAGAGACTCCTTGTTGGCCGAAACGGATGAGTTTTACTTCGCCGTTCTCTTTTGCGAGGACTGCATGTGATTTATTTGGGTGATTTGGGGTGCGCTTGGGTTTGTTGTAGCCGGCGAATTTTTCGCCTCGGTATTCAATCATCGTCGTCTTCCTCGTCGTCGGGGTCGTCGATGGGCACCAGCACTTCGATGCCCATGGCGAGCATCTTGATGAAGGAACCCAGGGTGTCGGGGATAGATGGGGTTTTGAAGGTGAAGGTGGCGTGCGTTAAGCCCTCTTCACCGTCAATCTCGACGTGGACGCAACTGCCCGTGACGGTTTGGATCGTCATCGCTCCAGTTGGATTAGATGGAAGCGGTGATGGTGCCGCTGGTAATGAAGTTGCAGGTCACCACTTCGAGTTCACCGACCGTGGCGCTGAAGTCGGCGCTGGTGATGATGCCCGAGAAGGTGATCTTTTTGCCGCCGCTCGTATCCAAGTACAGCTCGAAGGCTGCGTTGGCGTTGTCCTCGGTGGTCAGGACGTCCTGCAGGAAGGCGGCGGTTTCGTCGGCGCTGGAGGCCGTGTACATCAGTTCCACGGTGCCCGAGCCGGAGATCAGGCCGCCGACAAATTCGCGGCTGGTGGAGCCGTGATCGGTCACATCCAGCGTGTCCTTGTTGATGGTCAGGGACCAGCTGCGGGTGGATGCAAGGGCAACAGCAGTGGATCCGTCATTTTCGAACTTGACGGAACCTTCCTCGCCACGAAAAAAGGCCATGACCGGAGCAAAACGCTTTGCTCCAGTCTATGACCTAAATCAAGGGGTGTTTGCTATTAGATGGAGGCGGTGATTGCGCCAGAGCTGATGAAGTTGACAGTGACAACTTCCAGCTCACCCACGGTTGCGCTGTAGTCGGCGCTGGTGATGATGCCGGTGAAGGTGATTTTCTTGGTGCCGGAGGTGTCGAGGTAAAGCTCGAACTGGGCGTCGGTTTGGTCGCGGGTGGTCAGGACGTCGTCGATGAAATTCAGGGTTTCGCCTGAACCAGGGGCGGTGTACATGACCTCGGCGCTGCCGCTGCCCGAAAGCAGGCTGCCGATGAACTCACGGCTGGTGGAACCTTGGTCGGTTACGTCCAGCGTGTCTTTGTTGATGGTGAAGCTCCAGCTGCGGGTGGCGGACACTGCGGCAACGGCGCCGGAGCTGTCCTTGAAGCTGATGGAGCCCTCCTCGCCGCGATAGAAAGCCACGGGTCCTTATCAAGTAGGGGTTAGTTTGAGTTTAGTTGATAATCTCCTCGGCGAGTTCCAGGGCAAGCTCAACCTCCTTTTTGGCTTTTTTGGGGGTTGTGGCGATGATTGCTTGCTTTGCGAGGAAAGCGGCGCACCGGGGATCCCAGAGCTTGGGATTGGATTTGCCCTTGACCGCGACGATGGCGGCGAGCATTTCGGGGGTGATTTCCATGATTAGCCGTGGTAAGCGACAGCAACGATCGGCACAACACTAGGCGTGCCAGAACTGATTGAGGCAATACGCATCCGCACTTTGTTTGCGGGTTTGCCGGTGTAAAAGTAGGCGTATTGGCCGTTGGAGTTGATATTTTTGCTGGTATCTAGCTCGAACCAGGTGTTGCCGCCGTTGTAGTTGGCTTCGAAGGACAGTGTGAAGTTGGCGCCGCCTGTTACGACGGCCGCGAAGGTAAATTCGCTGCTGTCGGCGTGGACTTCGAAGGTTTGATTGACCGCAGTCAACGGGGTGGATTGGTGGTGTTCCACCAGATTGGTGCCGCGTGAGATGGTGAGAGCCATTACTTCCTCCGTTTTTTGGCGGTTTTGGCTGCTTCTTTGAAGGCTTTGGCAGTTGGGGCGCCGGGGGTGCCGGGTTTACGCATCTTTTCGCCCGAGCCAGCCTCAATGCGCTTGCGCTTGGCGGCGATATTTGCGTAAAGGCCGGGATCGCCGGGTTTTTTGCGTGGCATGACTACTTCTTGCCCCCCTTTTTGGTCGGTTTTTTGCGCGCCATGCCCGCTTCAGACATCGCAATGGCGATGGCTTGCTTGCGAGAAGTCACTTTTTGGCCCGAGCTGGATTTCAAAGTGCCGGCGCCGTATTCGCGCATCACTTTTTCCACCTTTTTCTGGGCTTTGGTGGGTTTTTTGGCCATCGTGCTGCGGTATTTGTTCCAGTCTATTCGGGTTAATAAAGGCGGTAAGAGGTTTGGCCGAGGACGCCGTGCTTCGCCAGGTTGAATTGTTGTAGGCACATGTACCCAAAGGCGTCGAAGGCGTGGTCAACGCCAAGGTTTTTGTTGGGGAGTCCTGTGCCGGGGGCGTAGGTCAAGGTGCGGAGAGATTTGATTAGTTCCTTGCAGCGGGGGTGAATGAAGGTGCGGCGGGCTCCAGTTGCGTCGAGGAGGGCGGTGTTGACGCAGGTGATCTTGTCGCGGATTTTCCAGGGGGCTTTGGGGCTGGAGACGTTGAAACCGCTGCGGCGCAAGATGTTGTGGTCGGTGAGTCCCACGCCGGATGTTTTGCGGGCGCCGCCGGTGGGGTCCGGGCACGCAATGACGCGGCGCTCCACGCCAAAGCGGCGGGTGACTTCTTCGGCGAAATCCCAGGTGGTAGCTCCACCAGTCAGCATGATTTCGTCGAAAACGTAGAGGGTGTCGTCTTTGCGGACGGCGCAGATGCCAGACATTGGATCCACGTTGAAGTCCACTCCAAGCAGGATGGGTAGGACGCTGATGTCTTCGGCTTCGGTGCTGATGTTTTCGTCGCTGAAGCTGACTGCCACCAGGCCCGAGAGGTTTTCGAAGCTGGCTTCAAATTCTTGGCGGAATGTTCGAGCATCTAACTGGCCTCGGGCGGCTTCGATTTCCTCCGGGGGGACGTTGTCGCCGTCAATCGTTGTGAATTGCCAGCGGCTCCAGTCGGAATCTCCGCTGTCCGCGTATTGCCAGAGTTCGTAGAACCAGCTAGCCGTGCCGTCCGGGGTGGAGATGAAAAGTGCCCAACCCTGTTTGTCCGCTAAAGCGGGGCGGATCACCTCGAACCAGACTTCGCTGGACATGAAGGCGGCTTCGTCCAGCACCACGCCAGCCAAACTGCGGCCGCGTAGGGCCATGGCGTTTTCAGTGCCCTTCAGTTCGATCGTGCTGCCGTTCACCAGCTCGATCTTCAGGTCTGTCTCGTTCTTCGACTTGATCCAGGCTTTCGGGACCAGCTTTTTCATTACCTTCCAGGCAATGTCTTTCGCCATCCGGTATGTAGGGGCGGCATAAAAGAATGTTTCGCCCGGCCTTTCGATCGCCCCACGCAGCAATTCGATACACGACAGGTAGCTTTTTCCGAAACGTCTAC